TTAGTCCCGGCGCATTGGGTGGCTATATCGAAAGTGAAAAATCTTTAGATGCGTCCGGCGACGCTTGGGTGTCCGGCGACGCTTGGGTGTACGGCGACGCTCAGGTGTACGGCGACGCTCAGGTGTACGGCAACGCTCGGGTGTACGGCGACGCTCAGGTGTCCGGCGACGCTCAGGTGTACGGCGACGCTCAGGTGTACGGCAACGCTCGGGTGTCCGGCAACGCTCAGGTGTACGGCAACGCTCGGGTGTACGGCGACGCTCAGGTGTCCGGCAGAGGCCTAATTTTTTGGGCCACAGGTGTAGGCACAGACAACGGAACTTTTACCGTTTACAACACCAAAGACAACACTTTAGAGGTAACTAGGGGTTGTTTCCGTGGCTCTGTGGATGAATTTTTGTCTGCATCAGAGGCAAAACACGACGATCAAACGCACATTGAGTACAGGCTTTTAATTGAAGTAGCACATTCGCGTATTACACGCGCACGCGATGAGTTGGAGAAATAAATGCCAAAAATCCTAATCGAAGAATCCGCTGCCATTAGACAATGAAAGAACTAAAAGACCCAAACAAAGCTGTTGACTATGTTTTGGCAAATGCAGGTAGGTTTGCCGCTGCCAAAGCTGAACGGGTGTATTTAGAAGAGTTCAGAAAGTCAAAAAAAGCTATTTTGATGGCCCAATGCACCGATAAAGCCGCTAATGCAAGAGAGCAATATGCATACAGCCACCCAGAGTATTTATTGCTGCTAGATGGTTTAAAAGCAGCGGTAGAGGTGGAAGAAAAATTGAAATGGGATTTAATAGGTGCGCAGGCAAGGATAGAGATATGGCGCACACAAAGCGCAAATAACAGGAATCAAGATAAAGTGATGCGGTGATTTTTATGATTTACAACAGGAGTAAATATGCTGGGAAAATTTGTTAGTTTTTTTATTAGTTTTGTTTTTATATTGATTGTTTGTTGGTTTATCGGATTGGGCCTTATTGCCTACAAAGCGGCTGGAATAGCTGGCGAACAAGATTGGAGTGGTGGCATAAAACCTATGCTTGAAAAAATCTGGTGCGGAGAAAAAGACTGTTTAAATAAATGACCGCTAGATCAAAAACGGAATATGTACCTTAAAAACCCACGCCAACGCAATCCGCACCTGCTAGACATGGCGCGAGGTCAAAAATGCCTAATGCTTGCTGTGCATAACTGTCAAACAACATACGGCGCTACAACAGTAGCAGCGCACCAGAATGAGGGTAAGGGTAAGGCCATAAAGCAGCACGACTTTATGACCGTTTGGGCTTGTGAGCCATGCCATACTTGGTATGACCAGTCAGGCGCACCACTGGCAGAAAAGCGAAGGGCGTTTAATGCGGCCCATGAGCGACAAAAGGCAGAATGGCGCAAGATAGAGGAAAGCTACAACAGCAAGGAAAAAGACCAAAAGGCCGCTAGGTGGGCGTTAGATCAACTGGAGAAGTAAATGGAAAAAGAAACCGAAACACTGTATAAAAAAGTAGGCCGAAAATACGTACCATTCATATCGCAATGGCATGATGCTCACTTAGACCAGATGAAAGTTGGTACGTTTAGGCTTACTTACGCATATAGTGACGGTGGGCGCTATGAATACGATGTAACGCCAGCCACTGCCCCAATGGTGGCGGCAATGATGGTAGCTAGGCAAGCAATGGAGAATGCGATAGGTGAGGCGGTAAAAATGCGGCTAAATACTGCAAATCCATATACAAAAAAGCAATTGGAAATTATTGAGCAATTTAGAAAAGACATGGGCGATATGTATCCGAGCTGGTGGACAGAGTCTAGTAAATATGATATTTCAGAGGCTGCAATGAAAGCAGTGCTAGATTACAAGCCATAAAAGAGTTAAAATCTAAACAACTTACGAAGCGGTTTACGGGTTGCAATTCCCTCCTTCCGCGTTGAGCGTGCTGCCGGGGGCGCGTATATCGTAAGACCCCGGCACTTTTAATCAACACTAAAGGCAATTAAATGAGCGATTATCAAAAATTCATTGAATGGTTAGAGAAAACATACCCGAAACATGCAAGAGCATACAGCGGTGACCCTGTAATTCAATCTGCATTTTTTGCAGGTATGGCAAGAGGCGATGATGCACATAAACGCATGTTTGAGGCTGCGTGCGTAGATTTGGCGAAAATTAATGAATTCCTCGGGCTGGATTCTGATGCTGGAGGTGCTGGCCCTATTATTGAAGCTATAAAAGAAAAGGGCATCCAAAAAATGGAGGCCCCGCAACTTCGCAAGATTCACCCGTTAGACTTTCCGATAGAGATATTTTTAGCAGACTTGTCCACAAGAGCCGCAAACGTCATACGAGCAGAACTTGCTAGTTTTGACCGTTCTGCAGGTACTGGAATGTACGATATTGAGCCGCCTTACACAGTTCGTCATTTATGCATGTTTAGCCGTAGTGAGATGCGCAAGTGGCCTAACTTTGGCAAAAAATGTCTTAATGAAGTAGAAGAAAATCTAAGGGCTAGAGGACTGCAATTGTGGGAAAACCACGACGAACGCTCTTTGAGACTATTACGCGAGCATAAGGAATATTTCTAAATGAGGCCAGTAGGTAAGAGAATAATTGCAGCCATGAAAATATTAGACAGCGAAGGCCCAAGCCAATACAGCCACGTTGCCATGCATATGGGCATACTAGACCCGACAAACACATCGACATACCTTCGCAGGGCTGTAAAGCTAGGATTGGCAACAGTAGATAACCGTGGAGCGCGTAAGGTTTATGCAAGCGTACCTGACTGGCAAAACAAGATACACCAGAATGCATCAGACAAGCCAGCTAGAAAACCTAAATTTGTAAAACCTGTGGTAAATAGTGTTTGGGCGCTTGGAATTAGTGCTACAATGTAGTTTAATTTTTGGCAATAGCGGCTTTAGTTGCAAAGCTAGAACGTGCATATAAACGGCTGAGACGAAACGACAGCGCTGGAGGCGTAACCAGCACTATCATCAAAGCGGCGGCGTTGAAGGAAACGCAACCATTTGAGCGTGGTTCGAATCCATGTAACGAATGCTCAAACAAAGATAGCAGGTATCAAGCCCTGCACGCTTTGATGATGGTAAGGGCAATGCTGGGGGTTCTCGGCACCCAACAACGTGAAGCATATTACTAGGAAGGGCGGCGGTGCACCAAAACCCGGAGAGTCGAGATATATGCGCCCAGCGGCATAGTGCTGGCACTGTCAAATTACTACGGCTGATGAGGCTTTAATAGCCGAAACATAGAAATATGTCCCGTGGAGTTTCCCATGTGGGGGAATAACTGGAAACCTTAGTGGTTCAACCTAAACACATTGAAAACAGTGTTTTTAGGCCGTGGGTGAGCAACGAACCATGACTGCTCACATCTTGCCCCACACTTTTAGCTTATGGGTAGAGATTCCAAGTATCTGGGCATGCGCAGTAAGTCCCTGCAAAGTCTCTAACCATAAGCTGGAATGCGCAGTAGCGTTTGTAAGCGTGCTAACTTATTGCTGCTGCCCAGCTTAATCAATAAAAGGAATAAACATGGCAAACAATAGGTTATATCTTTACAACAAAGAATCAAACACTGCACTGTGTATTGCAAAAGGTTTCAGTTGTTGGGATTTTCGTGCAAGCAAAGACGAAGTAAACGAATTTTTAAATCAAAACGATTTTTTAGCAGCTGCTGGTTTCGGGCCTAGCAATATTTCTTTGGTAGCAGAAGATGATATTCCAAGCGATGTGAACCATTTTATATATGATGCAGAAGAAAAACGCAAATCAATAGAAACAATGCAACGTATAAATGATTTGTTTAAACCTAAGCCTCATGTAAGTTTTAAACGTAAATTAGAAGCAAAAAAACAGAAATGCATTAAATGCATATAATTAACTATCACGGAAAACCCGAGGTGGATAATGAATTTAGAGCAATTTACAAAATCAATGTTTGGTTGCATGAGATTTGGTCTTTCAGAGGAAGACGCCAAAGCCATCATAGAGAGGGGCAAAGATTTTGCAGATTACTTTGAAAATACAGCAATAGCTATGTATTACAAAGATTATATTGAATCTGGTTTGCCAATAGATATTTGGGCTATTAGATGCCCTAATGTTATTCTTGAGAAATATAAGAATAAAGCGCAAAATAAAAAAGCATTTGAAACTGCTACGGGTGTCTAACGATATGGCAGAGCAATACATTCACAATCCGAGGCAGGGAAACTACAAGCGCATTCTTTGCGTATGCTCCCTAGGGCTAATGAGAAGCCCAACACTTGCGCAGGCGCTGCAATCAAAAGGCCACAATACCCGCAGTTGTGGCTCAGACATCCCGAATGCTCTTATCCCTATCAGCAAGAAGTTAGTCGAATGGGCTGATGAGGTTGTATTTGTCAACCCAGAGAACTACAACGCAGTTTCATACATGATTGGGTCTGATAAGCCTGTAAAGTTGTTAAACATCCCTGATGACTATAATTACAGGGATGAGGCATTGATGGATATTTGCATCCGTATGTATGAGGCGGCGTAATCATGTCTGAAAACAACAAATTGAAACAAAGTCGCAAAAGACGCTAAAGCTAGCCATGGGGGTGCAATGATGTTCAATCAAGACAAAGCAAATGAGATATGCCTATTGTTGGAGGATGGATTGAGTTTGCGTAAAGCGGCTGAAAAAGTAGGAGAATCAGCTAGGACAGTATTAAATTGGACAAAAGCAAATCCAGAATTTCTTACACAATACACGCGAGCAAGGGAAATTGGCTATCTGCAACTGGCAGACGAAATACTAAATATATCCGACGAGTATCAGGTAGAGGTAAAACACAACGGGGAAGATGAGACCATCGACCTAAGTGCAACGGCTGTAGCTCGTAACCGCTTGAGGGTGGATACGCGAAAATGGATGCTTTCCAAGATGCTGCCAAAGGTCTACGGCGATAAACTAGAATTGACCGGTGACGATAAGAATCCGCTCCAAGTCGTAACCAAAGTGCAGTTCGAGATTGTCAATCCTCAAACTTAAAGTACCTGCAAAACTAGCCCCATTACTCCAGCCAAAACGCTACAAAGGGGCGTACGGTGGAAGGGGGGGTGCAAAATCACACTTTTTTGCCGAACAGATAGTTTGCCAAGCCCTGACGGGTAAGCGAATAGTATGTCTGCGGGAGGTGCAAATATCCATCAAGGAATCCGTTAAACAACTGATAACGGACAAAATCATAGGCATGGGCCTAGAGTCGCAGTTTGATATTCTTGAATCAGAGATACGTGGGCCGCACGGTAGCCTGATAATTTTTAAGGGTTTGCAATCTTTTAATGCTGCAAACATTAAATCTCTTGAGGGTTTTGATATTGCATGGGTAGAAGAGGCCCAAACACTAAGCCAGCACTCCCTAGACTTGCTGCGGCCTACCATCCGTAAACCCGGCTCAGAACTATGGTTTAGTTGGAATCCTCGATACAAAACTGACGCAGTAGATAAGTTCTTTCGCAAAGATAAGCGAGAGGACGCTATCTGCATAATGATTAATTGGTACGACAACCCTTGGTTCAAAAATACGCCACTTTATGCTGATATGCTGGCAGACTTTGAAGCCGATGAGGACAAGGCCGAACATGTGTGGAATGGTGTGTATGGCTCAAGCCAAGGCGCTATTTTGGCCAAGTGGGTAGGGCAGGCAGAGCGAGAGGGGCGTATTCATGATGGTGTTGAATATGACCCTAATGGGGACAGAATCATAGTCTCTAGCGATTTGGGTTTCAGGGATACCACTGCATGGTGGTTCTGGCAGGCTGTACCGGGTGGTTTCAACCTAGTGGACTATACCCAAGGCAATGGCATGGATGCTGATGATTGGATACCAGATATTAGGGAAAAACTCTATAGCATAGGTGGTAGAGATTGCCTTGGAAAAATATGGTTGCCGCATGACGCAAGGGCTAAGACATTCCAAAGCAAGCATACATCTATAGAGCGCTTTATAGCTGCTTTTGGGCATGAAAAGTTAGCCATAGTCCCACAATCTCGCAAAGCAGACCAAATAGAAAGCGCTAGAACGGTTATTAAAAAATGCGCTTTCCATAAAACCAAATGCGAACAAGGTATTGACGGTCTATTGGCTTGGGAGTTTGTATATAACGAGGAATCAGGCATATTTAGCCGTGAACCAAATCACAATTGGGCATCACATCCAAGCGATGGGTTTGCATATGGATGCCAAGTAATGCAAGAAAATAAACCGAAAAACCAAGAAAAACCTACAGAATTTGCCATAAAAGGGCAAAATGGGCGCATAATTACGCAAAGTTTAGATAAACTATGGGCTGAGACACCTACAAAGCGCGAGAGGTTTTAATGGAAATTGACTTTTTAGCGGAGTTTAAAAGACTTAAACATGCTGCAACAGGTAATCTGATTTTTATTGAGATTGATTCGTGGCTAGGCGGTGGTGTTTGGGTTTTGCTGGAAAAAGACACGCCAATTGATAAAGTAAATGAAATTGCGCAATCTCAGTACGATCACTACAAAGCTCACATTAATGACTATATGAGGTTTAAAAATGAGCACACTTACAGTCACTAGCGGTGCAGTATTGTTGGGAACTGCTGCAATACAGCCCACAGACACATTTACAAACGGTGTGCTAACTTCGGCTAGTGGTGGATTAAATCGCGCTGTTGCTGCTGGTGGTGATGAGTATTCAAATGGGTTATTGCGCACTGATGCAGGCGCGTTGCGTTATGTTGACGCTACCGCAGGATTACCCGCTGATACAACTTGGACAAATGGCCTTCCACTATCTGGTGGTGCTTTGTGTATATCTACAAACGCCGCATCTACGTATTCAAACGGCATTCCATTTGCATCTAATGGCGCAGTAGCCGCAGGAATAATCCCATGATAGATGTTAAATCTAGGAAAATATTAAACGCTGAAATAAGCCCCGGCGTTTACATTTGCAATTACACAGGTAAGCAAGTGCGGGTGGAGGATGCTATTTTTCTTGGGCCTGTACTTCCTAGTGTATCTGGCTCTTATGTATGCCATCCTGACGCTGTAGAGGCTAGAAAACTAAGTGTTAAGAATTTCAATCAAGTTGAAAAAAATTGCAACACATGCAAAAAACTAGAGCGCGTAAAACATGACAAGCGCGGTGGGTTTTTGAAGGGTAAATGCGAAGCAAAAGGTTTACATTCTTTTCACCCTGACGACCCAATGTTTATGGAATGTTGGGAGGAGAGAGAATGACGCCTACGCCAGCAAAACATTTTGCAAATCCACCATACCGCGCTGAGTTATTTAGCGAGAAAAGCGGATGGGCCGGGGTAATGAATACACATGGCGTTAATTGTTTAACATTTGTTCAAGATGGAAAAACAACTGGCAAAGTTGTAACAACATACGATCAAGCGCAAAAGATAGCGCAGGAGTGGAATAAATGATGGAACAAGAAACTGAAGAAATTAATCCTGTAGATGAGCATCGCCGATGGATGCAAGAGCTTAAACTTGCAGCCGATGAGGATAAGAAGTGGCTAAAGCGTGGGGATAAGATCGTTAAGCGCTACCGTGATGAGCGACAAGGATGGAGCGACACGGGCAAGCGCTACAACATTCTCTGGGCAAACATCCAGACGATGCTGCCTGCACTGTATGGACGTACACCACGCGCACAAGTAGAGCGCCGATGGAAGGATAAAGACCCTGTAGCTCGTACAGCATCCGTCATTCTTGAGCGTGCATTGCAGTACGAAATAGACCATTATGGTGACTTTGACAACACCAACAAGCACGCAGTATTAGACCGTTTATTGCCGGGGCGTGGCACTGCTTGGGTGCGATTTGAAACCAAGGAAGTGGCAGAGGCCGAGGTAATTGAAGAGCCTACTGAGGATGTGATGGGCGAACAGCCTGACATGTCCTATGAATGCACTCCTACTGATTACGTATTCTGGAAAGACTTTCGTTGCTCCCCGGCTCGCACATGGGATGAAGTTACTTGGGTAGCCCGTCGCATTTACATGACACGCGCCGATGGTGTGAAGCGCTTTGGCGATGATTTTAAAGAAGTTCCATTGGCGCATGAGCCTATTGGATTAGACGATCTAAGCAAAGCAGGCGCAAGCCAAGCCGAGCAAGAAAGTCTAAAAAAAGCCATTGTCTGGGAGATATGGAGCAAAGGTGATAAGCGGGTTTACTGGGTAGCTGAGGGCCATAACAAGCTACTGGATAGCAAGGAAGACCCTTATGGACTAGATAACTTCTGGCCTTGTCCTAAACCGCTATTCGCTACCCAAACTACAGATACTTTAGTCCCTGTACCAGACTACGCGCTGTATCAAGACCAAGCCGAAGAAATCGATATGCTCACGCAGCGTATTGGTAAATTAACCGAAGCTCTAAAAGTTGTCGGTGTTTATGACGCAAGCCAGCCAGCCATTGCGAGAATGTTGAATGAGGGTGTAAACAACACTTTGATCGGCGTAGATTCTTGGGCTGCTTTTGGTGAAAAAGGTGGGCTAAAAGGCACGGTTGATTTCTTGCCGCTTGACCAAGTAGTAAATGCTCTAAATCATTGCTATACAGCGCGAGAGCAAGCCAAGCAGGTGGTTTACGAGGTTACCGGACTATCAGACATTATCCGGGGCGCTTCTATGGCCTCCGAGACTGCAACAGCCCAGCAAATCAAAAGCCAATACGCAAGCCTTCGCTTAAAGCGCATGCAAACCGAAGTGGCTCAGTTTTGCTCTGATTTGCTAAGAATAAAAGCACAAATGATGTGCGACTTGTACAGCCCTGAAAGCCTGATTCAAATGTCAGGCATTATGAACACGGATGATGCGCAATATGCAGAACAAGCTATTGCACTAATTAAACAGGAGCCTGCTAGATCATTTCGCATTGAAGTAGCTGCTGATTCTCTAGTTGAAATGGATGAAATTGGAGAAAAGCAAAGTCGTACAGAGTTTATGACTGCTTTTGGTACTGTGTTGCGTGATGCTGTGCCAATGGTGCAAGCAGCGCCAGAAATGGGCGCATTGGTGGGCGAGGTTCTTCAATTCGTAGTTCGCACCTTCAAGGGTGGGCGGCAATTAGAGAATGTGTTGGAGACAACCATCGCCAAGATGAATGAGCCTAAACCTCCCGCACCTCCACAACCAGATCCCGAAGTATTAAAAGCTCAAGCCGCAGAGCAAACAAAACAAGCGCAAGCGCAAGCAGATATTCAAAAGGAACAAATTAAAGCAGCAGAGCGAGTGGAAATGGAGCGCATTCGTCGTGAGTTTGATTTGAAGCTACAAGAGCGTGATGAACGCGTTCAAATGTACAAAATTGACCAAGACAATGATACTAAAAAAGAAATTGCCGCAATGAACGCGAAAGCCGCTGAAAAACCAGCTATTACGCTAGACGTAGATGGAAAAGAGCAATTAAACGCAGTAGGCGAAGAGGTTAAAGCAATGGCATCCCAAGCTGTTGCAGGTGTAGATTCTCAAGCGCAAGCCATTACTCAGGCAATGGAAATGCTTGCAAACGCTGTGCAACAAATGAACCGACCCAAGCGCAGAATGGTAGAGCGTGGGCCTGATGGTCGCGCAATTGGCGTTATTGAAATCAACGAGGGCGAATAATGGCTGATAACCTGAATTTAAACACGGGCACAGGCCCGACCAAAAGCCGGGCAATTGACCGTGGCGGCGATGTATTTACCCAAGTAACGCAAATTGATATTGGCGGCGCTTCTGGCGAATCATTGGTTAGTGCTGCCAATCCAATGCCAGTCAATGCGGCATCTCTGCCATTACCCACAGGTGCTGCTACTGATGCAACTCTGAGCGCTTTACAAAGCTTGCTAACTACACTTGTAGGGGCTATTTACAATCAAAATGCGCCATTTGTTGACGGTTCACCCGGTCAATTGATGCTAGGCAAGCGCCGAGACAGCGATAGCACTTCTGTGGCTGATGGCGATCTAAACACATTCAACATGGATGAGGAGGGGCGCTTAAAGGTCTCCTCAAAGCCTGCCAGTTACCCCGACATTACAGGCGACATTACCGCAGTGCAGGCGACCATTGGAACACCAGTGGCTGGCGGTACTGTATCTGGTGATGTTTCTCGTGCGTCTAACGTGATGATGTTTTGCACTGGCACATTCTCTACGGTTAACTGCACATTTGAGGGGTCACTAGAGGCGACAGGGGATACAAATTGGTTTGGCATTCAGGCTGTACGGTCTAACGCTAACACCATCGAAACGGCTACAGGCAATCTTTCTGCGCAGCCTGCCTACGGATGGGAGCTATCTGTTAACGCATTAAGGCGGGTTAGAGTTCGCTGTACTGCTCGCACGTCTGGCACGCAGTCATGGCGCTTTGTGCAGGGAACATATGCAACTGAGCCAATCCCGGCCGCTCAGGTGTCCGCTACTCAACCAGTGTCCGGGACTATCACGGGTGGCGCTGGAACAGCTCGGATTGGTTTTACGGCTGGTGCTGGTATTTGGTACGACGATAGCTCCACAGTCTTGGCCTCTAACGCTACATTTACTGGAACTTCTAGAGACTTGACCGTAACAGCCACAGCAACGGCAATGGCTAACGCTGCGACCTATGCGATGGAGGCCCGTATATCCGCTGAGTCTGACCAATCCGGAACGCTTTGGATTGAAGTAAGCCGGGATAATACGAACTGGCGCAGGGCCAAATCTGTAGCAACAGCGGCTGTTACTGGTGGTGGCCAATACGCAGAAATAATCCACCGACCAAGCTGGCGCTATATGCGTGTTGGATTTACTAATGGCGCGACATTGCAAACCAGATTTACTATTAATTCGCTGCTAATGGCTGGATAATGCTAACGCTATTCCAAACACTGCTAGAAGGCGATGCGCCTCCAATTGTGGAGGATACGTCTGACGGTTATTGGTACAAGCAGTGGGAAAAGCTGCACAAGAAAAAGCCAAAGCTAGAGGAAATAATAGAGCTAGTAAAAGAGCGGCCCGCTACAGCTTTAGCAGAGGTAAAAGAACAAGTAAAAAAAGAGTATCCAAAAATAGATTACACACAAGTAGCGCGTAACGTCGAATTACAGCTATTTATTGCTAAACAGATACTCATTGTCTTAGAATTGCAAAGAATTGCAAACGATGAAGAAGATATTGAAATATTAATGCTTCTATGAAAACAGATAAGGAAAAATGGCTAGAACTCTGGAATCTTTCAGGGGAAGAAGGAGATCGCATGTGGGCATTAAAACAAGAAATGCACGCCAAACCTCCAAAGGTTCATCATTTCATTCCAGATATTCAAGCATATAAATCAATGGCAACGGGCGAATATATCCAATCACGCTCCGCACATCGCGCACATCTTAAACAACACGGTTTAATAGAACTTGGAAATGAACGAATTAAACCACCAGAACGCAAACCAGACCCGACTATTAAGCGGGATATTATTAACGCCGTTAATTCGGTAATGGGGTAAATTATGGCAGGTTCAGCAAATATAACAGGGCGTCAAAATTATGTAATGGGAATTGGACACCCAAAGAACCAAGCATTAACAGAATCACCACCAGCAGTTTTTTCTACTGATTCTTTAGGAAATGTTACTGGGTTGCTTGGGCCTGACGGTTCAACAATTTCGATTGCAGGGGAAAACGGACTGAGAACCGTATTGTTTGGTGACAGCCTAACTCAATACAACAATAGCTCTTTTTCTGTTTCATCTATTAGTCGCACATCAAATGTAGTGACGGTTGTCACTGCCTCAGCGCATGCTCTGCGTAATGGACAGTTCGCCAACATTGTCAATATGACAGATGCCACGTATCAGGCACTAAATACACCCATAACTTACATCAGTAGCACTTCATTCTCTTATGTGAATGCTGGCTCAGATGGCTCTACATCTGGCGGCACTGTTGTTGCGCAAAATCAACTATTTCAAGCTGGTGACTTTGTTTGGGCAAATGCGTTACTAGGTGGGCGCATGCGCTTTGTGGCTAATATGGGCGTTGCAACTCAAACAACCGCGCAAATGCTGGCGCGAATTGATGATGTTTTTGCACTAAACCCGCAAGTTGTTTATTTCCAAGGCGGCACAAATGATGTGAATGGCGATGTGGCATACGCGACCATCATTGCAAACCTACAATCCATCATTGCGCAAATCACCAGCCGCAATATCTTGTGCGTCATTAAAACCATTCCACCATACGGTGGAGCAGGCGCTTTTTACACCGCAGCACGTAATGCAAACTTGCAAAATGTGAATCAATGGATCCGCAGGGCTGCAACTGTTTACAAAGGGTTGGTTGTTGTAGATGCTTACAACGCGATTATTAATCCTACGGACGCTAACGGCTACGGTACGGCATCAATGTACCAAGCATCTGACACCGTACACTACAACAGCAAAGGTGCATTGGCTATTGGTCGAAAAGCTTATACAGCCTTAGTCAATTTGCTACCGGAAGTAGACAACAAAGTCACAAGCATTACTGACAACTACGGATTTAACACGGCTAACTTGGACTTACACGATAGGGCACCTTGGACAAATTCTGGCGGCACTGTCAATGCTCCCGCAACAGGAACAGCACCTACAGGTTGGATTGTTGATGCAACGGCAACTTGGGCCGTAGCTCCAGCGATTTCTTGCGTGTCACGCTCTGACGGACGCGGGTTTGACATTACCGCAACCATGACCCCAAGCGTTGCAGGCTCCGCGCTTACGGTGCGGACAGATTCGACGGCGCAAAACGCACGACTTCCCAGCTTTGTCGGGAAAACCTACCGTTGGGCAGCGGAGGTTTCAATCAGTGGGGCCAGTGGGGCCAACATCCGCAACTTACAGTTTTACAACTCGGCATCAATCGGTGGCCCTAGCGGAACATTAGCAGCAGCGATAAACGGATCATCTACCGCCAGTCAAATCGCAATTGATAGCGATGGCGTGTTTTTCTTCACAAGTCCAGAGTTTGTTATTCCATCGGGCGCGGTAACCAATTGCAGCGCAACCTTCAAACTTGAGTTTGATGCAGCGGGCACGGCTGTAACTATCAAGATTGGCAGCGTTCGCATGATGCCAATGGATGTATGACGTTATTAAAAATTTCACAATCAACTAACTGCATTCAAAGTAATATTTTTACAACCACTAGGAAAACCCTATGACAGACCTTCGCACAGCCCTAGAATCTGCTTTTGAAGAAAAGCCGGAAAATATTCCCCAGTCTGATAGCGTAGTCAATACGCCAGAGCTTGTAACTGAGGATAAACCCTTAGAGACAAAAGAAGAGCAACGTGCTAGGGATGAGGTTGGACGATTTGCAGCAAAAGAAAAAGCGCCTGAACCTGTTACCCCACCAGAAGAAACAAAGCCAATTAAAGCGCCCTCAAGCTGGAAACCTGCTGCGCAAGAGGCATATTTAAAAGCTGAACGTGGCGAGGCATTGACACCAGAAGAAGTTCGGATTTTGACCAATGAGGCAAACCGTCGAGAATCTGACTTTCATCGTGGAGTGGAAGAATTCAAAACCCACGCGCAAAAAGCTAGGGCTTATGAGGCTGTAATTGCGCCTTATCAACAAACATTGCAGCAATTGGGTGTAGATGCGCCCACAGCAATTAGCGCACTATTAAAAGCAGACCATACTCTAAGATATTCAGACCCTGCTACCAAAACGCAATATTTCCAGCAACTTGCACAGCAATATGGAATTGATTTGCAAGCGGTGCAAAATGCGCCTCAAGTTGACCCGCAAACTCAATATTTAATGCAACAATTAAATGAATTGCGGCAAACTCAACAACAGTGGCATAATAGTATCCAACAGCAAGAGCAGGCCCGCGCTAGTCAAGAACTAGAGCAGTTTTCTCAAGCTGGAAACGCACATTTCGATGCTGTGCGGGGTGATATGGCAGATTTACTAGAGACTGGTAAAGCCACATCACTACAAGATGCATACGAGAAGGCTGTTTGGATGAATCCAGACATCAGGCAATCCCTGATT